TTCACTAACTAAAATTCTTTGTACTCTATTAACAGTCTTAGCAAACCTTACGTCTTCACTTGCAAGAGTTGCTTTACCACTCAAATCTTCTTCATAACCCAAAAATGCTTTAGGAATCTTTAATGCAGCTAACATCTTGTTACGAAGATATTGAATATCATCAATACCAGTAAATTCCATGCCACTTAATGGTTCAATGCTAGTACCACTATCACTGCCACGTACTGGTAGATAAAAGTCTTCTACCATGTTTTGTAAATTAAAACGTAAATTATAATCACCTGTTTTTTCATCAATATATGGAACCTTTTTCATCTTGTCCATCAACTTTTGCATATATTGATCCACTTCTTGTGGTGGAATATTACCAACGTCAACTTTAAACACTCTCTTTTCTGGAGCACGCATTACACGGTGGATTAACATTGCGTCTTCCATCAATGATAATTGTTTCCATACTCTTCTACCACCTTCAATAATACTCTTACCATATGGCAAGAAGTTACTGTCACTCAATAATCTAAAGTGTGCAATTTGATAATTTTCAAGTTCTTCAATCTTACCACCTTCAGGCAAATTAACTTGGAATTTTGTATAATTCTTGTTATTTAAATCACTATTTTCAACCCGGGTAACATTGTAAGAACTCATTGGTTCAACAAAGTATACACCATATTCAGGACTAATGTATAACTTCAAATAAAAATCACCATATTTAACTAAGTTTCTAGTCCAACTCCACATATTAAACTCAATATTTAATATGTCATAAAACAAATTATTTAAAATTTCTTTGATGTTTTGATCTTCTGAATGGACTGTTAAAATATCACCCAATTCATTCTTAGTAACACATTCATCTGCATAAATGTCTAGTGCAGATGAAATGATAGGGTCCATATCCATTGTATCATAATCACGAAATAACTCAATACGTGCAGCTTGATAACTTAATGTGAAATCTCTGCTGTATTGATTATATGCACTGGTTCTAATTCTATTAAAACGATCTCTAAGTGTATTACGGTCAGTTGCATACATTGCTTGATCTGTATCAACTACCTTCAATTTCTTACCACCTACATTACGTACAATTGTATCAGTGGAAAACAGTCTTCTTAACTTGGAGAAAAGAGATCTTTGTTTTAATATTTGAAATTCTTCATTTGCCATAAGTTATATATATAAGTATATTAGAGTAACCAAGTTAGATTTTCTTTTTTATCATTTGTTAATCCAACATTCATTTGCCAAGCTTCTTGACTCTTTAATGATTGTGGTTTATATACATTCTGACTACCACCAGCTCTTGATATTCCGCCTAACATTGATCTGTTTAAATCCATAGTTTGTTGTCTTAGTCTTAATGCTGTATCTCTTACCCACAATCCAATACTTAATGACATAACTAAATCATCATTATATCCTCTCATTGCAGTTGCTTTATTTGAATCCCAAATAAACACTGACAATTCATCAATTAATCTGATTGAACGTACTTCTACTAAATTTTCTCTGAAATAACTTTCCAATTTTGAAATCAATAGGGGTCTTGTTTTTTGACTATTGGTAAATCCAGGAATCATCTTTTTTTCATCTCTATTGATCTTATTTGTCAATTGTTTTTCTACATCTACATATTGTAGATCTGCACTACTATAGAATGTATTTGGATATTGTCTGTCTATTATTTGTTGTAATACTGCCCATCCAATATTTGCATTTTCTACTATCAATAAAGCATTGTTATACTCTGTAGCTACACTCACTAACATATTACCATAATCTTTGGTGCCTATTTGACCTTTATATTCCGCAACTTGAGTCATTGTTTCAACATCAATAACATGAAACGCACTATAATCCGCACCATCACCTCTTGCAACGTCCGCAGCAACTATATAATCTCTACTATAATCAGGATAATCCCATATCCAATATCCATGATCTCCTCCACGCATTTCTACTGGACTTTTACATTTATTGTGTCTATAATTTTCAATAATTGCAGTATCAACAACGGTATTACCAGAAGACAAAAATTCAGTATCACATTCTTGTGCAGCACGTTTGATACCCAATTCTGCAGTTTGTCTATCTCTCCATGATTGATCTCTTTCTGGATGTCTATCCCACTTTAATCTAATTGTTTTAAATGTGTTCTTCTTTGATTCTGCGTCAACCCACATTTGATGGAAGAAATTACCTACACCGTTTGGTGTACTTAATAAAATAGCTCTACCACCAGTAGCCATTGTTTGTTGAGCAGATGTCCAAACTTCTTCTGCGTTTTCAATGAATGCACATTCATCCATTACAAGCAAATAAGCACTGAAACCACGTGCGCTATCAGCGGCTGAAGATGCTGCAAGAACTCTTGATTCATTTTTAAACTTCAATGATAGTCTATTATCTTCAACTGTTGGTACTTTTAACCAACTGGGAAGATTGTTATTTGCAAGTCTTATTTTTGATACAATTTCTTTTGAAGTATTTTGTACAGTAGATAAAATCAATACGTTTTTGCCTGGATTAAATATCATTGTCCATAAAGCATACGCACTAACAAGTGTAGAAATACCCATTTGACGGGACTTTAGTACAATATTTCTATCATGATCAATAAAGTCTTGTAATGTTTCTTCTTGGAATGGATACAATTCAAATGGAATAATACCTCTTGTTTGATGTTGAATCTTTACGTATTTCTTCATGAAATACATAGGTTCTACAAGACATCTCTTGTATTCATCTTTGATTACATCTTTTAATGTTTTCTGTACACTCATTTATCTTGACTATTAAGTTTCTCCAAAGTCATTTGTTTTGCTTTTTCTTCAATTGATGAATCATAATTCAATTCACTTATTTTTTTATTCAATTCATCAATTTTTTGGTTAAGGCTTAACAAATCCTTTTTAAGATCAGTTAATACTTTACTCTTCATATCAGTATCATCTGTCCAAAATTCTTGTGACCCATCTTCATTGAAATATTGTAATTTAGGTAATGAACTGTCTGATTCAAGATAAGTAAGGCTTTCTGCCATTTGTTGTTTGAAATCATTCATTTCAGAAAGCATACTTTTATAAATTTTATGCTTCTCATAATCTTCAAATACACCAAGTATTTTTAGTTTACTGTCAAAAGCAATATTGCAGTCATAACATCTACCTGTTTTTGGATACACTTTTTGATCCAAATAGTTTCCCCATTTAGTATCTGCATTACAAATATTACATCTTTGTTCAATTTTAATTTGAGCAAGTTTAGGTACTTTTCTTTTGCTACCATTTTTCCACATCCATTTATTTCCTTGACTATCTTCCCAGATTTCACCTTCTTTTCTTTTACCATTATCTAAATTTGGATCATATCCAACTTGAACAAATGGTCTGTTTCCGTCAAAATAGTCTCTTACAATGGATATATTGCTTTTACCTGATGCTTTTTTCATATGATTGAATAACCTTTATATTATATATAACTAAATTTATCTTTGATATTTTAATAATCCTAAAATTTGATTAACAGGAGCAAAAAGACCAGTTAATTTGTATATTTTATCATTATAAAAGAATGTTAATCCTTCTGAACCTACAATTTTTTTCAATCCACCAACAACTTTTAATCTTTGTAACTCATTCTTTAATTTGTTTAATTGATCTTCAGTTGCACCTTTTGACTTAATTGTTTTTGCTTGTATTAATACATCATTTGCTATTTGTTTTGCAGCTTCATCTGGTGAAGAAGCCATATAACCAGCAGCATTTTTCAATACTTCAACTCCTAATTTTAAAAATAGTTCTTCAAATGGTCTAATGTTGTTTTTGTATTGTAGTTCATGATTTTCTTTATCAAAAACGCTAACAAAATTCTTAAATTCTTCATTATCAATTTGTTTTAAAATGTTTTTTATGCTAACACTTTTATCAAATTCAGCCCATCTTTTGACTAATAAATTCAATACTTCAGGTGAAATTGAATATCCAAATGAATCTGCTTTTTCTCTGATAAAATTATTCCACCAATTTTTATGGTACTCAATAATTTTTGTTTGATCACTGAATGATCCTTGTAGTTGATCAATCATTGTCATAAATTGTTTTCTTTTTTGTGGTAAATTCTTTACCTTAGATAACAATAATTTGTTTGGTCCTCTGATAGTAAATGTATTTTGTACATCAGCATTTACACTTTTAATTAAATTGCCAAGTATAATTCCAGATTCAGCATCACCACCCGCAATTGGTTCACCTAAATCATTATATTCAATAATTCCGTGGAATACCAACATACTTAAGTTGTATGGAATTACATTCTTTGTAGCTGGATAAATTACTTCAACACTTGCAAACTTTTTACCATTACCAAACATTTGATTTAATTCTTCTCTCGGAACTTTTGATAAAGCATTAGATAAATCATCCACAGCAAAACTAAACGCATCTTGAATGTTTTGTGGTTTATCAGAAAACATTACTTTAATACCATCTTTAGTTAATGCATTTTGACCTTGATTTTTTAAATGTCCTTTGTTTCTTGCAAGTCTCAATTGTCCATCTTTCCATGTAAAAGAAAGTTGTTGACCGTCTGTTTTTTCAAATGCTTTTAAATCACCAAGTAATGCTTGGTCTACCATGTTTCTTAAATCTTGGAATGTTAATTCCATATCTTCATATGGATGTGCCAAATGTCCATAAGCACCACCTTCATTTAATGTTGGTTTTGGATCATTTAATAAACTGTCTACTAAAAATTGAGTTAATTTATTCATATTTCAAAAGTGTTATCAAATACAGTGATTGCTTTTTTATAAGATCTAGATGTTTCATCAAGAGGGTTATCAGTGAATTGCCAATTCCAGAATAATTCATCTGGAGTTTTGAATCCAAAGAATTGAAGTACATCTTTTTGTGTTTTTGTAACAGTTGTTCCGTTCCAATTTTGTCCAACTGCAATAAAACCTGCGTCAATGTTTTTTACTATATTTTTTTCACCCAAAGTAGAATGTCTGTTCTCAATCCAAGTCAATCTCTCAATTAATTTCTGATAAAAACCGTTGGTTTGACCCCATCTCACACTAGCAAAAAACAAAACGGTATCACTTTCAAATAATTCTTTACTTATTTTCCATAATTCATCACTTTTATTATTTATACTAGCCCAACAACGATGATCACCTGTAGGGTTTTTATCTTTATCTTTTAATGAAGCATCTTTTGTTCCACAATGATTTCCCCATTTAGATGACACATTACCTTCACACGGAAATATATTTAACTTGGTTGTATCAATCAAAGTTACTTTTTCTTTACCAAGTAATTCTTGTATTTTAAATGCAATTTGTGTACTTTTAGCAATATCATCTTTATGTCCACTCCATCTATTACTGGTTGTAAGCAATAGTACTTTGTTCTTGGTACGTAAATAATCAATGGTCTTTTTATACTTTTTAGCATATAAATCCATTTCTTGTTCACTAACTGGAATTTTAGCTTCTTGTAATAATAAATCTGTCAGCTTAATCATCGTACAATATAAATAGATTTATAAAGAAAAAACCCCACTTATTTCTAAGTGGGGTTCTGTTTAATTATTTACCAATTAGGCATTAGGGAATGTAGCACCAGTTGGCAAGAGGTTGAAATCAAGTACTATGAATTCAGCAGTCTTGGTTGGTTGTAGATAGATTTGACCGTATAGGATGTTTCTATCAACAATGTCTGGTGTATTGTTTGTATCATCCATCTTAACTTGGAAGGCAAACAAACCACTACGTTGTTGTACGTTTTCTAGGTATGGGTTAACAATACTCAAGAAACGGTTACGTGTAGCAGCTACGTTTTGTTCAAATACAAGGTACTTACTGGTTGAAGCAATGTACTTCTTCAAGTTGATCAACAATCTACGGACGTTGATTCTATCTAGAGCACTTGATTCAACTTGTAGAGTCTTTTGACCCCATACACAAATACCTTGACCAGGGAATGCTGCAATTGGATTTACACGACCTTCATAGAGTGTATCACGTTCTGCGTGAGTCAATCTATCAAGAGTTTGTACAGCTTGTGGAATACCACCACGGTTTAGACCGGCTGGAGCAAACCATTCTGCACTTGCTTTATCATTAGCAGCGTAAACTGCTGGTAGTACTACTGAAGGTGGTACACTTACAATCTTGTTTGTGTTAGTATCTAGGATCTTAACCCAAGGATAATAAGTACCTACATAGTTACTGTCAATTGTAGCTACGTTACTTACAGCGGCATCAATCAATCCTACACTTTGATTGCTTGATGGGAATGTTACGTTATCCATGATGTAGAAACAATCACCACGGGCTTCACACATATCAATTGTTAGTGTTGTTACGTATGAATGATGTTGATTGAAAATACCTGGTAGAGCAATCAAGTTGATGTCAAATTCATCTGCATTTCCAAGAGCACCAATACATTGTTTGTATGCTACTGAACCTGCACTAGAAATTGTTGTACAATCTAGACCTTGAGTGTTACCTGGAGTAATTGAACTTCCTACATTAATTGGAATTGTTGGTGATTGACCATCAAATCCACCTTGGAATCCAAGAACAAACTTACGTAGTTTAACATAAGTTGATTCAGAAGCACTTGGTGTACTTGGAATGCTACCACTCAAACTTGCGGCAAGTATTGAACCTGTACCACTTCCAACAATTACATCATCTAAAGCAAATCCAACGTTGTTACCGTTAGTTGCACCACTTGGAACTGGAGCAAAATATTGAATGTTGTCATTATAAGTTTCTACTCCAGTTGAAGCAGTTGGATATAGAGCAACCAATTCAGCATCTGTGCTTGGAATTGCATCAAATACAACACCGGATGGATACTTACCAAGTTGTGTACCATATAGAGAAGCTCTACTATACTTCATTGTGGTAGCAACATTATCAAGATCACCTGCAACTGGTACATCATATGGATTAAATCCGTATGGTACAGCAGTTATTGGATAATCACTGGTAGTCATTTCAATTCTGATATTCTTACTGACATTGGCATAAGTACCAAATTCAATAATCTTACCGGAGTAGCTGATATAATTGTATCTATCACCAATTCTACGTGCAATGAAGTTGCTAGAATCTGGATCTAGTGACAAGTTTGTAAATGTTTCAAGATACTTAGGACGTTTTGTTGTATCATTGTAATCACGTACAGATAGAGTAAATGTACCCCAATCTGTTCCTGATACTGTACCAGACAATTTAACATCACTAATTTCAATCTTGTATTGCTTATTAGTATTTGTACCATCAGATAGTGTATGAACTTTGAACAATTCATATCTTGATGTAGTACCATTTACTGCGGCAACTTTTTGAGATACAATAAATGGTGTATAAGCATTGGTTAGACCAAAGTTACTATCACCATTTGCTGGGTTAAATGAATTTGCATCAGTGAAATTCAATGCTTTTGATCCAGAGAACATTGATCCTGGAACAGCTGCAATACCTACTCTGTAACTTGTTGAGTTATTTGCAATTCTCTTAATTGTATCAGCAAATGTAGTATAACGATAAGCAGGATTCAATTGAATTGCTGTACTTACAGCTGTTGGATCTGTACCAAATACATTTTCAATATACTTAGGACTTGTTGAATCCAATGAGAATTCAAATACACCATATGAACCCAAGTTACTTCCACTTAGTGTCAAGAAATAATCTTGTTCAATACTTGAACTATTTGAAGTTAGTACACTTGCAGAGGTAAGTACAGATCCAGAGAATCCTGGTGAGGATAGATTGGTAATAGTAGCATTTCTAGTATCTGATAAAACTGCTAGTAGTACTGTTTCAGAAGCAGCACTTCCAGATTGCCATACGTTACAATTATCAACATATGGAGCACTACCTGTTACACTGAAGGTACCATTATATTGACCAAATGCGCCTGAGATTATACCTTGTACTCTTAATACTGGTGAATCACATGTGCCTTTATAAGATACTATACTACCACTGATCAAACTTGCACCAGTAAATGGAACAGAAGTTCCTGATAAAGATACCACTAATGGTAATGGGAATGTTACGGTTGTATTTTGTAGACCGTAATCTAATAATTGAGCCGCAGTATAACTGGTTGTAGAATTTAGAGTACTAGTATATGTCCAAGAACCAGTCAAATTAGTAAATGTTGCATATGCAGTTGATGTAGTTGTTACAGATTGGCCAGCATATAGTAAACTTCCATTTGATCCGTTTACTGATGCAGCTGCAGTTGTTGCTGATGTGGCATTTGATGCAAATGTAAATACAAATGATGCGGTAGGAATTGATCCAGTGAATGTAGCACTAGTAATAACACCACCGCCAGATCCAGTAGTATAATTACCCGTAGCTATTACACCTGCTAGATAATTTGCAGATCCGGATACTAATGAACCAGATGGTGTTAAAAATGATGATCCACTGGCAAGTGAACCAATGTCATTATTTCTGTTCCAAGTACCCTTTTGAGCATAAATTGCTAATGGATAATCTTGATTATAACCAGTCAAAGCACCTACTCTGACTACGGTTACAAATCCTTTTTCATTTAAGTATTCTTTTGCAGTATATGGACCATAATATACTCCATCTGCAACACCAAACTTAGTTTCCAAGTCATAAACGTTGGTTACTAGTGTTGGAGCAAAGCCAGGGCCCTTTGGGAATGGTGCAACAATTGCTGCACCAATATCAGCTACTCCCTGCGTAATACCTGATAAATCTAATTCCCTTGTAAATACCCCAGGACTTACAATTGTGTCCTGCGGCGTAAATCTTCCACCTTCTTGAATTGGCATAGTTATATTTTTCCTTTCAAAATTTGAGTTTTAAAAACTAAATATAAATATTGCTAAAAAATTCAAGATGTTAATATTTATCAGATTTTATATAAAACTTATTTTACTAAATCCGTTTTCTTTCTTAATTTCAATTCTGTTGTCAACCATATCTCTCATAACATCCAAGTGACTTATAATCCAAACAAAGTCAAAATTAGTCTTCAAAAAGGCAAATAGTGTACTCATAGATGATAGATTATCAGCATCAGCACATCCAAATCCTTCATCAATAGCTATAAAATTAGGTCTTGGTAAGTTACTTACATTAATTAGTGCTACTCTAATAGCCAGTGAACTGATAAATCTTTCCAATCCACTAGCTAATTCTAATGGCCACTTCTTATCTTCATAATTAATATGTGTAGTTACATTTTTACCATCAGTCTGTAGAGTTACAGTAAATTCAACGATCTGATTTAATATGTTATTAACTTCCTTTTCAATTGTAGGAAGAGCTTTACTGATCAAATCATATGGTATACCGTCTCTTGAAATTGCAGAAGTGTACAATTGATATGCTTCATATTGAGTTTCTAATAATTTAGTGTCTTCAATATTCTTCTCAATTGTTTTCTTCTGTTCAATTGAGTTTGATAACTTGGTAGTATGATTAATTATACTATTATT